ATGGCTAAAATCATCAAGCCGCTAACAGATTCGCAGGTAAAACAAGCTAAACCACAAGACAAGCCTTATAAGCTAGCTGACGGCGGTCGCCTTTATTTGTATGTCAGTAAGTTGGGCACCAAGTCATGGCGCATGGATTATGTCCGACCCATAGGTAAAAAAAGAGCCACTATCACATTGGGCCTTTATCCTGACGTTTCACTAGCCCAAGCCCGTGAGCAGCGCAAACAGATACGGATCATGTTAGCTGAAGGCGTTGATCCACAGCAGCAGAAAATTGATGATGAACGCGAGCAAGAGCTGCTATCTAATAATACATTTGCAGCGATAGCAGATGACTACATGAGTCGTAAGCGTAACGTAAGCCCTGCTACTATCATAAATAACAATAGACAGCTTAAACGACTGAATAAGTACATTGGTGATATGCCAATCACTGACATTAAGCCAATCGATGTGCTAAACGCTTGTAGGACGGCTGAAGCACAAGGTTACTATGAGACAGCGATTAAGATGCGAACCATTGCAAGCCAAGTTTTTAGGTATGGCGTACAGACGGCAGTGTGCGAGCGTGATGTGACTCAAGATTTATCTGGTGCTTTACAAACACCGATCACCGTCCATCACCCAGCTATTATTGACCCAAAAGAACTAGGTATCTTGCTAAATGCTATTGATAGTTATGAAGGTAGTTTTGAGGTGCGCATAGCAATTAAGCTTATGCCTATGCTTTTTGTTCGTAGTGGAGAATTGCGTTATGCACTGTGGGATGAGTTTGACCTTGAGGCTGGAACTTGGACTTTTACCCCTAGAAAGACGAAAAGACAAACTGGGGTATCTCTTATTGTGCCTTTACCCGCACAAGCTATCAAGTTGATCCGAGAGTTATCATTACACGCTCGAAGTGAGTATCTATTTCCTGCTATGCATACTACTGTTAAGCCGATGAGTGAAAATACGATGAATCAGGCATTGAAACGCCTTGGTTATGACGGCACCAAGCAAACGGTTCATGGATTTAGGGCCACTGCTCGAACGCTGATTGTTGAGAAACTAAAATACCCTGAAAATTTGGTTGAAATGCAGTTGGGCCACAATGTTAGGGACATGCATGGCAGAGCATACAATAGGACAGTGTTTTTAGATGAGCGCAAAGTGATGATGCAAAAATGGGCTGATTATTTGGATAGCTTGAAATCTAATTAGTGGTACCGCCGTCAATGTCGGTGCCAAAAGTGGTACCTCATAAATGATTGAGCTAAATTTAGGCAAATAAAAAATCCGACCACATAAAGTGATCGGATTTTTAATATTTGGTGGAGATGGCGGGAGTTGAACCCGACACCATCACATTCTATCAAACGCTATCAAATTCACTATTAATAATATCAATGACTTACGATTATGCAATGTGATTAGATGTGATAGTGTTTGATGGTAGGCTGTCAAGAATCATGTCACAGCTTAATTATCTGATGCCGCGAATCGCAAGTTACCCGCTACTCGACGTGCCCAACCTTTGCCAAAACTAATCCAACCACGAAGGCCGGTATAAAACTCGATGCGCTCAGCGTTAAATAAAAATACGACATCATTTTTATCCATTGCTGCGACTGCTGCCAGCGTCCGTGGACCAATCAAACCATCGGCACTGGCACCGACTGCACGCTGTAAAAACTTAACGGCTTGTCGATTACCGTGGTTATATGCCGCGTCTGTTAGCTGCCATGCAATTAAGCGGTCTAGTTGATCACCCTTTACAGCGTTGTAGTATGACTGCTCTGTGATTTGCTTTGCAAGTGACTTTGGTAGCTTACGCATATCTCCCCAATAGCCATGTGCGTTAGCGACACGCTTAGTTACGCCATACATTGTCTCACCGCCAGGGTCGTTAGGATGATTGACGTAACCGCCTTCATGATCCATCAATCTATCAAAAATAATGTCGTAGATACTCATAGCTTTTACCTTATTCTAGACGTAAAAAAAGCCCCAAAATTGAGGTTATATTTAATGTTGATTGTTATTTACCAAAGATCGCAAACGCTGCGTCTTTTACTTCTTTAATGACTTCAGCAATCGTCTTACCCTGCCACAATGCTACGGCTTGATAGACAATGCCTATTGCGAGCATACCGAACACTGCCCAGACGAGCATAATCGCGCCCTGTGTCATGACGCTATAATTTTGGTAACCCATAAATTCGATATGCGCTGCCCCGCCAAACAGCGAGATTGTGACAGCGATAGTAAACTTGACTATCACTGACATATTCACTTGTATCTTACCGTCTTTTCCTATGTCACCTGATAGCATCAATCCAAATATTGCACCAATCACTGCTGCAAAAACTTTTGGTAGAAATACCATCAGCTTTAGTATGATTAGCTCTAAAAACGGTGTGTTCTGCGGCATAACGCCCCCTCAAATTTTAGATAATAAAAAAACCCTAACTATCTCTAGTTAAGGCTTGCTTATATGAATTACTAACTTAGATTTTTAGTACGTATTTACATAATTTAAATCAATAGCTCTCAAGTAACTCTAAATAGTTCTTGCTCAGCAGCTCAGCTCCCACATCTGTCATGTGATTAATATCCATGCCAGAGTCTTTAAAGAAAACATCATCTCCTAGTTGCTTAGCCATTATAGATGGATCAAAAAAACGATCTCCAAGCTCATTTGCAATTACTGCTTGAGTTGAAGATAAAGATCTTCTTTGTTCAACCAGATAGTTTAATTTTTCGCTATACACACTTGGAGATATATGACTTACCCAAAGAATTTTTTTATCTTTAGCAAGAAGTTTTATCTGATTCATGACTGTTTTTATTCGGGCCTCTGAACTATTAGAGCTTTGAATTTCATCAGGTTTGATATTAAGTAAAAGGTTTTTCTCATAAAATGGAGCAAGCTCCTTGCTGTAATTCTCAATATCTCTTTTGAAAAATGTATTGACGTAAGTAGTTCTATCTTTACGTACGTAGTAAAACTCCTTTCTAGTTGATATCTCAATCACAACATGCGTTGCTCTATTCCACCTATCCCTTTGCTGATCTAGTTCTTTTTGGATATCTTCAAGCGTGTCACCTTTTAAGATTCTTTCAACTGTAAGGTCGGACACAGTATGTAGCTGGTTAATCGGATAATTATAAATACCTGCCAAGTGCCTAACAGTTTTTAGTGTCTGTTGAGGCGAGTGATAACGCTCAGGTAAAATTAGAGCGTGACATCCCTCCTTTCTCATAAACTGTGCTGGATCGTGAGTCCTACATGTGCCGATAAACAATGGAGTAATATCTGTTGTCATTAAAAAAATCCTAAGAAGCTACAAATTAATTGAAATTTAATAAACTCTAACGGATTTATTGAATTTTAACAACAAACTAATGTCATTCATTGCTCCGAAACAATTCTAATCGCCAAACGCCATCGTTAAATACAAGCGTTGCTGTGTCGTTTGCATTGTCTCTCCTCAAATTTTAGTCGTAAAAAAACCGCCTAATTGGCGGTATCGTCTGTTGTCCATTTGTTTTCTGTCCATCGCCATATATGTTCATAGTCGGGCGGTGGGGTTAGAGTAAAATCCTTGGTGGCTGGAATACTTGCAATCACTGAGTCTATAGCACCTGATAGCTCATGCGAAAAAATACCGTCTGCCATGCTATATATATATAGTACTGTGTTCATCTTTTAACCCCCATCAGCGTTATAGATGGTTTATCTATAGTTACATAAGCAGTCGCTGACCTCGCCCCCGTAACAACTACTAACTTGTATTCGGTATTAGCTGTAGTCGTTACATGGACAAAATTGGCTATCGTTGCAAAAGAGACTGATCTATTAGCTTGTATGTAAACACTCCTAACCGTAGTATTGCCAACCATTAGTTTTACAGTTAAATCCACAAAAGTCGGATTTTCAGCGGTGACGCTAAAGTTTTCGATGTAGACGTTTACTAAGACGGCTGAACCCACGGGCATTGATATACTTGCAGATAACACATCTCTTGTGTCATAGCTTTGAGATCCAGCGGTAAAGCTAAAGCTTTGAGTTGTAGGACTATAAGCGGATACGGGTACAGTGACCGCATTACCTGCTATCTGCAAAGTATCAACTGCCAGATTTGCAATCTTACCTGTCGTCACTGCCAAGTTATCAATTTGAGCCGACTTAATCGCTGCATCTTTGATTTGAGCCGTATCAATAGCTGCCTTATGGATAAATGTACTATCTATATAAGTCCCTACTGGCACAACCGTTCCATTAATCGTCTGCGGTGTTGTTAACACCATAAACGGAGACTTGCCTTTGCTCGAACCAGTAGGAGGTGCAATCCAAAACCTATCAGCATTGATTGCGAAATCAGATTGAGTCGCTGACGACATTAAACCAAAACCGCTGATACGACCGCCAACGTCAAGCTTGAGGGTGTACTGAGCAGAAAGACCAGCTACGACAGTCTTTGTTTCTTGAATTGCTGCATACCCATCAATGCTGGATGGTGTCCAAGGCGTTGCCATCCTGCCTTTTTCAAGTTTCAGTTTGCCGTAATAGGTGACTCTATCGCCGCTGCGGTTGTACGCTAAAAAGCTGATCGTGCAATTATCATAATCATCTGGTATCTCAAACGTGTACGATCTGTACGTTGCACTACTGCTCATGACCAAAACAGGTGACACAAAAGTGGGTTTGCCTGCTTGTACTAAATACAAATTTACAGGGTTTTCAGCGTTCGAAGAAAATATGCCCGAGAGCGTGTACTGTCCTTTCGTCAGTGCATAAAAACCATCAGCTTTTAAACCGCTCGTACTTGTTGCACCGTAAGCGATTTTTATATATACGTCAGACGCAACCGATATCGTCGCACCATTGCCTGACCAACCCTCCAAACTGGTCATGCTGCTATTTCTTAGTAGATTGTCACTGCTTGATATTTCTGCGCGTATCACTGTATCAGCCGTCACCAGGGCGTTAGTTTTGGTTGTAAGAGTAGATAAACTTTGAGTGACAGACGCTTTGTTACTACCATATTCCGACGTCAAAGAATCTATCGAGCTTGCCAACGCCAAATCTTTATTGGTCAAAGCGGTATTGTTGCTAGTGACAGTGGCGTTTATGGCGAGCCTGTCTTTTGCACCAACATCTCTAGTTAATTCGATGCTATCAATAGTTGATATTGATGTCGCTCCGTTAAAAAATTGATAGACTACTAAGAATCTATCGTCTACTACATTATTGCCATTCGTGTTCACCCACTTGAAACTGGCGGAATAAACGCCGTCACCTTCAGGCATTAATGTTGCTAATGGTACTGTGCCATTGGTGTTATAAATCCTAAAGCTTTCTCTGTCTGCACCTAAAGCACCTTTGATAGTTACTTTATAAAAGTTACCGACAACCGGCTTTCTACTCAAGTTATAAAGCTTTATTTGATAATCAGCGCTGGTTATCTTTACATCACCATTTACAACCATGTTATCTATATTTGCAAAACTGGCTGTTAAATCGCTTTTAGTCTGAGCAATAGATTGCGTATTATCAGCAATAGTTGTACGCATGTCATTGATGCTAGACGTGTGACCGCCAACGATAGATGTCAAAGAGTTTAAGCTATTCGTGAGCGCAGTATCTTTGGCTGTTAACGTAGACAAACTATTGGTGACGCTCGCTTTATTACCCTTGTAGTCGCTATCTAACGCTGTCAAAAGGTTGGTTAAGCTAATATCTTTGTCTGATAACGTCTTAATGTCCTGCACCACTTTTGCTTTGTTTGTAGCATACTCAGACTGCAACGCGGTATATAAGTTTGTGAGGCTTATATCTTTGTTGGTCAAAGTAGTGATACTAGAGTCTACGGCAGTTTTATTGTTTGCCACTGCTTCGTTAACAGCGATCAAGTCTACTTTATTAGCAGCGGCATCGGCTTTGGCCGCGTCAGCTTTACTGATAGCACTAATAATATCTGTCTTAGCCTTGGATACATCGATAGACACGTTATCAAGCAAGGTTTTATTGGTGTCAATCTTACCAATCTCACTACGCAGTGCTGCATCAAGGGCACTTTCATCAATCTGACCTTGTATCAGATCCATGATTTTATCAGCGCTCGCATCGGTTGTACCTGTTTCCCACGCTGACCACACGCTTTTATTGCCAAGTTTATCAACCAATCGCGCACGATACGACTGCGGTAAATTACCCTGTAAGCCGTTGATGGTATGACTGTTCGTTGGATAGCTAAACTGTCCTAGTGCCGCAACATTAACATCAGGCGCACTACCGACTTGTATTTCTGTGTAGTCTGAGTCGCCAGAGCCTTGAGCAAATCCCCATGTTAAATCAATACCAAATAATACTCCTGTCGCTTTCAAGCTGACAATAGCTGGTGGTAATCCGATTTTGCCTTTGATGTTAGTCAGCATTGATGATGTAGGTTTAGAGATAGCATCAAATGCAGAGACGGCACGGACACGCGCAAGATAATTACCGCTATAAACACCATCTACCTCTGCACTGATGTTGCCGGTGCGTGATAGCTTGATCCAATCGCCATCGTCTTTGCGCCACTCGACATCATATGCCACCGCATCTTTGACTTGTGCCCATGTGATAACTAGCGTTGTTAAGTTAATACCTTGCTCGACACGACGACGCGATGTTAGCGTGACGCTCTCAGGTGCATTAATCACATACGGGTTATTACTAGGCAGTGTTGGGCGCTGCTCGATGATAGTGCCGTTATCAATCTGACTATACATTGTGGGATCATATTGCATGGCAGTGTAGTTATACTGTGTGCCGTCCTCATTTTGCACAACAGACATCACAATAAATGGCATCGTTGGCACTGTATCACTATTAATAGCCCACACGTTTTCACTGGCGACCGCATCAAAAGCGAGTGCAACAGTAATAGCGCGTCCATTTATCGCGGTGATAACGCGCTCTTGTGCTTTACCAGATTCCAAATTGACAATTAATTTGTCGCCCACAGTCACGGGCACATTATCACGATCAACCGTGATTACTTTGCGATTAGCGCTAACAGTCGAGATTCGGCCGCCCGTATTAGCGCCTGTAAACATCATATCAGCGATATCGATACGACTGGCGACACTTGGCAACGAGCCGTCTAAGCCCATAGCAAAGCTAACCGATTGCGTGCGGTTGGTCTCAGCGAGTAACGCCGCCAAGCCCATGCGGTACGCTTGACCCTCGCTAGTACAACCGACAGCCGACAAGTCGAGCACATTGATGCCATATTGAACAATCGCTTGTTCGTTACGCACCATCGCGTAATCTGTTTCATAATTATTAGCAGGATTCGAGTAAGCCACTTGCGCTATCGTGTGTCTGTCGCTAGCGGCGCTGCCTGTTTTGATAAAAGCACCATCGACAACGTTTGCGCGAGTAATGACATACTCGCAATCACGAGCGGTATCAGCATCAACAACAATTTGTGAGCCATTCCAAAAGCTCATACCACGGAATATACCCGCGATATGCTGCAAGACTTGGTAAGCGTCCTCGGCTTTTTGCAGATACAAATTACAAGTAAAGCGCGGCTCAGTGCCACCATTGCCATCGTCAACTGGCTCATCGCAGATGCGGGCGATATACTCAAGCGCCCACTTATCAATCATAAATGGCTGCAATTTTTCGCCAAGTCCATAGCGATCATTAGTCACTAAGTTGTAGTAATGCCAAGCTGGATTGGTCGTATAACCAAGCTTAAACGTACCATCCCAAATGCCCATACTAGTGCGCGTGACAGGGTCATAATTAGTTGGTACTTGCACGTATGCGCCCATCGTATCAACGGCAATTTTTGGTATGTTGTTAAACGTCTTGGCATCAAATGATAGATACAATAAGGCACTGCAAGGATACGTTAGTTTGACATCGATAATCTCACCCATGCTGTCAATTTGCATAGCATTAAACAGCGTTTCGTTATTGCCGTCTGCTGTGATTTTACGCACACGAATTTGCCAACTGGTTTGCGCCTCAGGTAATTTGACGTTATGTGTCTTTTGATAGCGTCCGCTAGTCTTGGCTTTTAGTGACGTATTGAGCATGGTCACATAACCCATGCCATCAGTTTGTACGTCTATCGCGTAAGCAACCGTTACACCGACAACATCACCATCATCTTCGACTTGTTTGAGCAGTGGAAATGAGATGTTGACGTTGACGCTTGATAACTGTCTATTGCTAATTTTACGGATGTAAGGCGTGTCACTAGACAATGTGGTATTGATACCGACCTCATTGCTCGCACTTGGCATACCTGCGATGTGTTCTTGGTCAACGGTGCCGGTGCGAATTTCCCACTCGACACCCTCAAAATTTGGATTGCCGCTATCGTCAACCAATGGCGTGCCTTCAAGCTCAATACTAGCCGCGCCATTTGCCAAGCCTTTAATTTCGCCCTCGCTGAGCAAGTAAAGCGCTTTTAAACGACTGATAGACGCAATCGTATCATCAGCAATAGACGGGCGTTTTGGTTGTTTTTGCCCAGCTTTTGCGCCTTGTATTAATACATCCATCACAAATCCTCATTGACTATCTGTAGGCTAATCATGTGACCGCCAATCTTGCGACGACCTAACAGTAATGGCACGCAGTTGCCCTCGGCAACCGTTGTTACCGCACCACCAAACGCATAACTCGCCTTATTACCTGCTTCATCTTGCTGCTCGATGTTGGGTGTGGGCATCAGTAGACTTGCAGCCCCGCCAAGCATTAAGCCGACACCTGCGCCTATCAATGAGGGAGCAAAGGCTTGTAGACCAGGAACAAACGATAAGCCCACCAATGCAGCACCAGCCACCACTTGCAACCAGCCGCCAATTTTACCGCCAGCGCCCACGATTTCAGGGACAATGCGGATAACACTAGCGCCTGTATTCATGCCAATTTGTGTATCGGTGATATTTTCATCATCGTTAAAAACCGCAAAGAATAAGCCGTCTTTATGAGCGTTTGCCATAAACTGCTTAAAGCCATCGACTTGGTAGCTGAGTGCTTGACAGGCTTCGCGTGGACTTGCTACTGCCAAGTCAAACGACTTGCCAAACATTTCGGCTAATACACCGTGTAACTCGATACGTCGTAGCATTTATGACCTCCCATAAAAAAGCCACCGGTTAAGGTGGTTTGTAGTTTGCTATTTTGGTTTTATTTGTCAGTTAGTGGTTCAGTTTTGATATAGATACCATAAGCAACAGAGCGAGCATTGTTAAATTCATCGAGCGTTTGCTCTTTAATGGGCTGTCGCTTTTCCTGAGTTTTCTGATTGTCTGCTATCAACTTGTCTACTGCTTCTTTTACGGATGGCCACTCATCAAGCTCAATTCCAATCCCTACCCATTGATTGCCATCAAATATTTCTACTTCTCCATTTTTGATGGATATATCTAGTACGCCAATTTCAATTTTATTACTCATGACCAATTCCTTTTTGTGTAGCTTGTTATATCACATTAGCGACTTATGACGGATAATAATGGCTGCTCGCTCTTGCCACACTTTGCCGTATATCTCACGCCTTGAGCGCCTTAGATACGGATGATGCAATACAAGGTGATCGTTAATCACGCGCTCTGATTGCTCACTGGTTAGCGCTCCATCATCTGCTAAGTAGATAAGCGCATGATTGACAAAATTGGTTGGCTGCACACGGCATAAAATCAAGTCATGCCGCTGCAAGGTATCGACTTGTACAAAGCCTTGTGATTCAAAGTTTTTAACGTACAAATCACTATTATCATCCGACTCCCACCACAAATCAGAGCGCTCAAAATTATCAAGCTGTATATCAAGCTCACGGTCATAGTAGTCACGCACGATGCTATAGCAGTCCAATGTGCCGTGGATATATTCACGGTTAATCAGTGGCGCGTGATAGTTGAGCTGCTTATGGACTTTGATGTCAGTCTCAGGATAAGCAGCAATAACCCACGGTACGTTGTGCTTACTCATTTGCAGCAAGTCAAATGTCGTGGGCTTGGCTGAGCCGTCGGGGTGACTGTGCACGATGGCTTCAATCTTACCCAACTTTTCAGCACGTACAACGTCACGCGGATCAATCTTAAACTCATTTAGCGGATTGTCGCTTATATTGCGACACTCGACATACTCACGATTGACGATAAAACCGCAGCACTCATCGGGATAACAAGCAGCGGCATGATTCAGTATCGCGACTTGTGTTGCTTTTAAGATATACATATTAGCGACCTGCTAGGTTTGAGGATGGATAGCCACCAAAGCGCAAAGGATTGTTTTCGCCAAAGCGTTTTTTGCAATCACTTAAGCGCCCACCACATTTATCCAAGGCAGGGTTGGCGGTTGGCTCACCGTCTTTAGTAAACATTGCTGTACCCATATAACCGCAGTTTTCACCACGATAATCACCACGTAGTGCCCATGTACAGTACGATGTAATAGTACGTGTGGGTATTTTGATACGCTGGGCGGCAAGTGGACTCGCTAACTCAAAAGTGACGGTGTCAAACCGTTCTTGCGTTTTTTGTTCAATCGTCCAATACTGACTGACAAATTCACTTGGATTGGCAGTCGGATTGCCGTCTGCAAAGTTTGCAGCATCAAGATATTTAGCAAGTACGTGCGTCACTGTGAGCTTGGCATTAGCAAAGTCACTATATAGCGCGCACATAATAGTAATAGCACCCACGTTGCCGCCAATCTCATTAGCAACGACGAGCGTTGGTGCCGATGGGCGACCATCACCGCGCACCTCCAAACCGTCAGTCTGTATCGCAACAGGACTGTAAGTTTGACCCTGCCAAGTGATGTCGCTCTTGGTTTGGGTTTGTTCGGGATTGATAATCTGCCAGTCCTCAAAACCCACATGACCATGCCACCGCAATATCTCACCGCCAAGATTAGTAGCGTCTAGCTCGTACAGCGTCACAAGTCCTGTGACGCTTAATTTTTGTAGGTCGCTAGATAAGGACATTACGCACCTCCGCTGTCCGTATTGATTGTACCGCTTACAATAGTGCCTCCCGTCATGATGTTATCTGGCGCATCAATGACGGTCTGTAGTAATGTTGGCTCATCAGCGAGTATCGCATTGTCTAAGACAACGGTATTGTGAGCCATTGCTTCAAGCCCATTTTCAGCTGACGCTTGATTGTAATAGCTTGCAAATACGATGTGAGATTTATTACTAATTAAATCATGCTCAGCGCGTGCAATCTTATGAAAGTCCATCGGGACACCCCACTGTGGGTGAAAAACGACTGCATTGATGCCGGTAAATGTTTGATTATTCATAATAATTCTGCCTTTTTTCGGAAATCAGATGATAAAAAACCCTCATTTGAGGGTTAAGGTATAAATACTTGTTTTAAGTTAAAGGAGATTTGCCAAACGTCAGCGCCAATATGTGCTTTGCTGATAGCGCCATCTGTGCGATAGGTCTTAGTCTCACCATTGATAGCGAGGTAAAAAGGTGTCGCCCCTTTGTGGTCACGCAAAAACTGATAGATAGCGTTAATCTCCGCAAGTTTGGCAGTCTTTGCGACCTGCCAATTTGCGCGAGCATTGTTAATGCCAAAGCTGGACACTTGCTCGTAACCATCGCCAAAGCTCACAGCATTGGTTTTAAGCTCGGTGTCCTGCGTAGCACCGCTATTGACGCACCATGTAAAGGTTTTAAGCATAGAGCATACCTCCTTGACGTTTTTCTTTACGCATAACGTCCATGACCACAGCTTTGATACCGTTAGCCATATCACGACCCATACGCTCGTTATCACCTGATACGTTGGCATTACCTTTCGCATCTACCGTGACGTTGATATTCACGTCACCGCCACCGACTGACTTACCACTCCGCATAGCATTGAGGTTATCAACACCAATACGCTTAGTCGCTGCTGCATCAAACACGTACTCTTGACCATGCACAGCTCCAGCTACTTGATTAACGCCCATGTTGCCAGTGTAACCGCCGTCTTTGAAGCCTTTGGGGTTGATAGCGCCTACTGCTGCTTGAATAACTCCTGTTTCTGCTGCTGCAATAGCCACAGCGCCCAAGTTGGCAGGGAATGGTGCGCTTGCCCACGCCAATGCTAAAGCCGTCTTACTGGCTAACAAGACACGCGCTAAAGCCAGTCCTTTTTCAACCGCAAACATGGCTCTGTAGATGCCTGATTGCTCACCTGCAAACCCCTTAGCGATATCAGCCAAACTGCCAAATAATTTTTCATTGCCCGATAGTAGTAAATCACGCTTGGCGTCCATATAAGACTGCTCGATAGCTTTTCGCTTTTCAACCTCTGACCCAATGATGCCAGTCTCTAGCATTTCGTTGGTTGCGATAATCTCTAGGCGACGCGCATAATCAGCCTCAATCTTAGCCATTGGTGATTCGTTAACTAGCTCAGTCATCACACCATCAACAGCCTTTTGGCTCGCTTCTTTATCCTTGCCAAGCTGTGCAAAACGGTCTTGTATAGCAGCGGTGGCCTTAGCAGTCATTCCAAGCTGTTCAAGAGCTCGTGTCTGCTCAATCAGATTGTCAGTTAGCGCTTTGGTAGCATCCCTGTACTTGTCTGTATGCTCAATATCGTACATGAGTGATGCAAGTGAACTGTTATTACCAAATAAGGCTTGCTGCTTCATCAATCCGTCGATACTGTCTTGCACGGTCTTGTTTGCTGCTGCCAGCTTGGTTTTAGCTTCAAGCTCAGCTACCGCATTGCGATACTCAGTCTTCTTGGCATCGCTAGCACCGTTGTACTTGCCAACCTTGATGTCGTACTCAAGGTCAGCTAAATTGCTGTTGTTGCCAAATAGTGCCAGCTCCTTTTTAATGCGATCAATACCAGTCTGCACTGCTTCAATTGCGCCTTCAGCCATTTTTTGCGCTTCAGTTTTGACAGTTTTTGCACCTTTTTTAATACCGACCTGCATGCCTTCAGCAGTCTGCAAGCCAATTTTATTCATTACACGTGATGGTGAGTGAATATCAAGTACGCTTTTGGCTTTTGCAATAGCACTGGATGCCATATTGCCAATAGCTGAAACAACGCTACTTGCACCACCTGTAATACCATTTATTAAGCCTTGCACAATCTGCTTGCCAATAGTGAGCATTCTGCCGGGCAACTCTTTTAGCGTCGTTGATATACTATTACCGATACGAATAAACGCTGCTCTAGTGCTAACAATTGCACTATCCCAAGCCGCTTGCATACCGTTGACCGCTAACATTACCGCACCTTTAATGCGCTCAAACTCAGATTTTAGACCTGCACTAATTGCCCCCCAATTTTTGACAACCTGATAACCCATGTAGGCAATACCTGCGATTGCTGCAATCACCAACAAAATTGGACTTGTCAACACAGCTAATGCTGCATTAAACGTCCAAGTCGCTGCCGCCGCAATACCTGCCGCGACTGACCACGCGGATGTTGCCACGGTCATTACACCTGCTTGTACGGCTGCAATGGCGGACAGTGTTCTTAATGCTATCAATGGTGCGTTTGCAGCAATCAAAGCCACGGTTAAGGCACTTACTGTCACCGCTAACGCCGTGAACACACCCTGATTTTCACTAACAACTTGTTTTATTTCATCCCAATTCTGATAAACCAATACACCAGCGGCCAGCAATGCTCCTAATGCGATAATCGTCAAGCCCATCGGACTAGCTAAAGCCGTATAGGCAAGTTTTAGACCATCTACGGTGGTTTTGGCAGCTGTAAATCCGTCCGCAAGCAACTTAAGGCTGACGATAGACCCTAGTGCTGACGCGCTCACTAGTGCAATTGTTCTAATTAATTCAGGATTGGCTTGCGCCCATACTGTGATTTTATCGATGACTGGTGCCATTTTTAACAGCAGGTCGTTCAACACTGGCAAAAACGCCTCACCCATAGTCGCTGTCAAGGCGTCAGTACGATTTTTGAACAATGTTGTTGCATTGGCTGATGTTGCTGCCATTTTTACAAACTCAGTTTCCATTGAGCCTATATATATTTTAGTGCTATCTGCTGTTTCACCAACAAGCGCCATTTGCTTGTCAAGCAACCCCATGTTGCCAGCTAGCGCTGCTACATCATCACCAAAATCTCGACCGATGATAGGCGCAATAACGCCAATCCTATCTTCTTGGGGTAGTTGATTAACTGCTTCTAAGAATTCATAAATAGCGGCTTTACCATCAACCTTGACGCGCTGGGCAAATTCGTCAATGTTGACGCCTAACTTTTCAAACCCTATCAATTGGCTTTTGCTAGCCATATCTAACGTCGAGAATGTAATCAACATACTATTGACGGCTGATGCTGCGATTTCAGCAGGTTTTCCTAGTGCAACGAAGGTACTGGTCAATGCAGCTGTAGCGTCTTCTGTAAGTCCGAATTGCTTAGCCAAGCCACCGACACGACTCATTGCATTAACAATCTCACTGGCTTTCGCTGGTGAATTATTAGATAGTGTGTTGATTGCATCGCCCAGCTTGTCTATCTCGCTGATTGGTATTTCAAAGACGTTTGCAAGTTTTGCCATGGCGTCACCAGCATCATCTGCTGACATGTCAAAAGCGATTGCCATTTTTGAGACAGTTTCTGTAAAACCTCTCAAATCTTTTTCAGCAATACCCAACTGACCGCCTGATGCTGCAACTGCTGCTAACTCCTCAAAAGTAAGCGGTATGGTTTTTGATAGTTCTATCAATTCCATTTTGAGATTAGATAGTCCATCGCTTGAAGCAAAATCAACCGTTTTATTAACCTCAGCCATTGCTGTTTCAAACTTCTTAGCTTGGTTTATACCTAATCCAATGGCACCAACCAAAGCAACACCAGCTAAAGCGGCTGCTTTTGCCATACCATCTAAAGCTTTCTTGCCACTTTCTGCGGATGCGTTCAATCTATTAGTATCACGACTTGCCCTATCAGCTCGGTTGCCCAAATCACTAGTATCATCAGCCGCCCGATCCGCAGCACCGCCAAGCTCTCTTAGTTGTTTTCTAAGATCATTAATACGTTTCTCTGCATCGCCTGAGTCGATGACAATCTGTAGCCTTGATGTCTGTTCTGTCATACCGACCCCTTTATTTTAGGCATAAAAAAGCCTCACAAATTAATGTAAGGCTCTTTGTTAACGCTGTTTGACTGAGTTGTAATCAATCTAAGCTAGCCGTTTGACCGATTAGCTTGCAATACACAATATGGACGGGCTTTAATCGCAAGCGCCTGCTAATTTAGCACCATATTGCGCTTGCTCTGCTGTGTACTTATCACCTGCTGATGATGACAGCTGTTCCACCAAGCCGTCACACGAGAACCCCATAATCGATAGATAGTTCTCAGCTGACTTACCTGCTTGCTCGTTATAATCAATATCCAAGCTGTCAACCGCAATAGTTGCGTCCTCAACACTGTAACCATCACCCGCTTCAGACGACAACTGATTAATCAGACCGTCTCTCGAGAAACCAGCAAAACCAATATAGTTTTTAGCTGACCTAACTGCATTTTTCTGCTGATTGGTCATACCATTATCTTCTGCGACTACTTCGGTCTCAGTAACCATTGGATCAGCTACAGTGTCATCCGATACCGCAGTTTGCGCGGTTGTATTTTTAACATCTTCACTGTTGCCGAATATGAGTCCGATAACAAACAATACACCAACGATGATAGCTATCCACTTAAGTGCCTTTTTCATGTCTTTTGTCCAGTAAAGTAAACAGTCACTATAACCGATTGGCAACAATCAAACAATAATCAGGTAATAATTAGCTATCTTGTTTAGGTTTTCGCTGCTGGCTTAGCACCAAATCATCAATCGCAAAGATGATAGGGTCAAGCAAGCTGCGATGGATAGCGATAGGATGCACCTCAATGACCTCTGTGACGTTTCTAACGCTTAGTGGTAAAGGTGTGCCCTCTGTGTAATTGCGACCCCTAGAGACAAGATAGTAAGTCTCTATGATGGACTGTATATCACTATCATAAGTAGGTGGCTCAGGTATCTCTACTCCAAGCCGCCTATATATCTCTAGCCGCTTGGGTGTTAGCTCACTGCTTTTTTGGTGCCACGACCAGACGTTGATGGCTTTTTTTTAGTTTCAGCCGCTTGCGATGCAAACTCTTTCGCCATTTCATCAAAGTTTTTTGAGATAAAGCCGATAAACTCTGCGTTTTCATCATCATCACCGACCGACGCACAAAGCGCAATAAAGTTATCACCATTGATCGGCGCTATTTTACCGTCACTGGTCGTCACATCCCATTCAGTAATAACGTACTCGCCGATGATAATCATCATCGCTTCACCTTGTGACAGGCTTTCTACCGCGTTATTCGCTTTAGATAACGACTCTTTGGTTAACGGCTTATCAGGCTTTTGCAGCTGCTTGATAGCAGACACATAGTCTTTATCATCACTGATACGCATGGTAAACGATACAAGGTCTTTATAGTTAAGCTCTCGCACCACTTCGCCCAGCTTTTTAGGTTTCAAATCTTTTAAAGTAATAGCCATTTTTTTATTATCCTATACTGTTGCTGCATTGCGAGTAATGATAGGCGATTCATCGACTACCGTGTAAGTGACTTCGGCTGTCACAAGCTCATTACCTGATGGGCTTGGAATGTCGCCGCTGATCTGCGCCTTGGGGATTGTAATCGTATAGCCATCGGTTGCATTGAACATGATAGGCACCTCGATTGATAACGTGCCACCTGTGCGCTGTAGCTCTAAAATATCGTAAGCCTTGCTGCTAAATGCAATGGTCATTGAGCCGCTGATATTGGCAATCATGGCGAATAAGTTGCCGCCGTATAGGTTGTTACCTAAGCACTTTTGAATCTCAGCTTGGTTGTCCATCTCAAAGCTAAACGCTTCAACACAAACACCGATAGGCGCACCATCATGCTTAATATCACCAATGCTCATGCCACTGGCTTTAGCACCCATAACCGCCGCTGTCGGAGTCTTTGCAAACGATACCGTCTTAGACGCTTCATAACCTAGACCCATCAAGCCAAACGTGACTTTAACGATACTATCTGTGCCAACGTCAATCTTTAGGCTATTAACGTGAACGCCCTTGAATAGGTAGTGCGCTTTAATGTCTTCAAAGTCTTTGGTAAAGGCAAACATTTTGCGAATATCACCGATGACTAGCTTGCTTGGCGTACCAGCACCTTTAACCGTCCAGTCGTTCCAGAAGGCGGCGGCCATGAGGTCATCATAGGTTTCATACATTAACTCGGCTTCAATATCGCCTGATATTTCGCCACTGGTGACCATGCCACTTGATTTAACACGCGTACCGTTCAGCATTTCGCTATCGGTCAAGGTTGTGGCGTTGTTTAAGCCGTTAGTGATATTGGGTAGAATTTTCCAACCTGTGATTGGTGTCGTTGCTAGCGTAGCTTGTGGCGCGTACGCGGTTTTTACTCGGCTGCCAGATGACATATCTGCACTCTCCAATTTTGGACATTAAAAAGCCCTCACAATGGAGGGCATAGGGTTTTCGTTAAGTGTTAGTTGTATCGATACGGTATTCGCACATTAAGCTGATAGCCGTTCTCGCGCTCAGGCACATTGATGATCGATGCAGTCATAAGCTCAAGCTTTCCGTCACGGTAATATTGAAAGTGTGAGCCTAAGCTATCAGCTAGCCTCTTAATTGATGCTGTCTGTTTATTGTTGGGGTAAAACACCTGTATAACCACAGCGCCAAGCTCACGAGTGCAAGGCTTGTTTGCCATGCCGACCATCAGATTGATACCGTGCTGAACTGTCAATCTGTACCACATGCCGTCAGTGGGCGTCGTAAAGTTGATATTATCCTCGGCAAATCTAGCGGGTTGAAAGTTAGGCCATGCTTTCATGTGAGCTACGATAAGGCTTTCAATTAATGCGTTATTCATCGTCTGCCTCTTTTATTTTTTTGTCGTAACGTCGAGCCGACCACATGCCGACAAAGTATGAAACCACAGAAACAAGACCAACGTAGACAGGCACTATTAAATCAATCAGTATTTCTATCATCGTCTGCCTCATCAAAGTATCTATCGTAAATCTTGTCAGCTATGACAAATATCGCAATCAATAACCATTTCATTGTGAGCACCTTATTTTAGGCAATAAAAAAGCCCTGCGATATTTGCAAGGCTTTTCTAATTGTGGCGATTTCGCCATAGTTAAGCGAGTAACTGTAATTGCTCTGTGTTTTCAAGCTGCTTTAGTAGTTTTTCAACTGGCCTTGTTATCTTGGCAAAGCACTCTGTATGACCGCCAAACTCAATTAAAGGCTTATAGCTGAACTTGTTCAATAACCTATGCAACCTATTTTCAAGGTCATAAATATAGCCAGCCTCGCCACCAATAAAATAAATCATCTCAACACGGTAATCTTTAACTTTCCTAAATCGCTCTTCAAGAGTCTCTTTTGTTATACCGATTTTATAGAAAATCTCATTATTGCCTACCATTCTTACAACGTATAACGAGCTATTACCTTGGTTGCTGATCTTGCAGCTCGCAATATAACCATCTCTACTATAAGTATTTTTCTTGAGTTTAGCGCATTCAGAGCATCCACTGCCCGCATTATGATTATGGGGAACTTGGAGAAAATCGCCATGCTCTCTGCAAGTGATAACAACCGGAGTATAAGCGCCTTGATAATTAACCTTTGAGTAATCATAAGTCTCGCCATGGATTGACACAAACTTAGCAATAGCCTCAGCGTTGTCTTTGTACTGCAAACTAGGGTGTTCAATTATAGCGCAAGCATGGCAATTACATCCTTTGGCGTGGTCATATGGCGATTGCTCAAAAACACCATGGACTTTGCATATTATCTTGACCTTGGTATCTACGCTTTTATAGTCGACCAAACTGTAATCGTATCGCTTGCCATGGACTTTTATGAAATCTGCTATCGCTTCGACCTGTGTTTTTCTGCCAACGCCAGCGCACTTAGGGCATCCGTGGCCTTTGGAATGGTTGTAAGCTGTTTGTTTGAATACACCATGCTCTTTACAGATTATAGATACAGGTTTGCTACTTCCGGTATAAACAACTTGGCTGTAGTCATACCTTTCACCGTGAGATTTTTCAAACCTATCTATGATGACACTATGCTTAGTTAGCCTATTAGGTCTAGGTTGTCTTAATGGATGTTCAGCGTTATACTTGCGCTTAGTCATTCTCGATACTCCAGTATCAGGTTGATTAGAAAAGCCTTTATTGTTAGTCGCAATAAGGGCTTTTTGCTGTCTTAATTATACCATAATCCTTACGTGTATGCTGCTACCATCCCCTCGTAAGCTAAGCTGTATATGCCGTTGGGACTTTGTTTACTATGTCCATTTTCCAACGCTTCGGCATATGGCAAGTTATTCTGAATATAGACAGTAGGCAGCTCATTGTCTGCCATGCCTGTGATTGCACCAAACGCTAATGACATACCATCTTTGTTCTCGGTGTATCGATAATCAGGACTGCCAAAGCTCACAATATGATTTGCTCTATAACGCCCCTCGTCAACTGGTGACAATAATTGCAAGTTATTCAGCACCGTTATAGCCATACCTCGCTGCAACTTATGAGCATCGGTCATGATATCGTCAGCAAACAAGAATGGCGCTCTATCCCAATTAGCCATATCACACCTGCCTTAACTGTATCTCGTATGCCGCCTCTGCTGGGTCTTTGTCCACACGTACCACGCTATAGCCATTTATCTTATCGTCTGCTATTGGCTCGTTGGTTATCTCATTGGTCAGGCAAATCAACTTAACGTCAGTCACATTGATAATGTCGCTCTCAAGCTCATAGGCTGAGTAGTCAGCGAACACGCCGCGCCCTGTGTAGGTCAATGTGCTACTGCTTGGCATACTTGGTGGATTCATCCAGTCGTCAATACCTGTGTCGGTATCGCTTGCCGTTGTCCGTGTACCTGTAAAGGCTGTCACAGCGTCGCTAAGGTCATCATCAAACGCATCGCTTAGGTCAGCTTGTAAATCATCACGTAAGCCCATTAGAACCTCCCTAGCGGCACGATAAGAGGCGCACTAAGTAAGTACGGCTTGATAAGTATCAATGCCATTTCCTCACCTGCTGTCATTGCTTGACCATCTACGCCCTCGGCATAAGTCTTGCTTGATGATACGCTGCCAGCTTTAACGCTCTTTGATGTGATTAACCCATCTTTGCGACCTTGATACATTGTGCCAGCAATAACCTCTTTAGCGATGTAAGCACCTGCTGCGAGTATCTGCTCAGGTACAACATCGGTATAAGTTGGCAAACGATGGCTATTAAGCCATGAGTTAGCTAATAGGATTGCTTGATTTGCGTCACCAAGAGCCGCCCAATCAGCACCTAGTACGGTTGTAACGGTTGCATCGGTAACGTATTGCATGTCTTAGCCTTATACCTAAAGTGTTAAAAGTCTGCGAATATCACTAGGCTTGTGACCGTCCCATTCGGGCGCTCTATCAACCTCAATAACATCAAACATATCCCAGTCATCAGTATGATAATGATATGTGTAATAACCGTTAGGTGTATTCACGCCAACGATAAAGTAGTCATCAAACATTGTGCCGTCTGCGTGTAGCTTAGACTTAAAAGCTACTTCTTTATTGTTGTTGCAGATAATAGAAAACAACACCATGCGATGATAATAAAGCTCGTTAAATGTGTGGTAGCCGTCCGATGTTTCGCCCGTTACTTCGGCTGCCTTGCGCTCTCGCTCACGCTCTAATTCGTACTTAGCGCACTTTAAATCATCATTACTCATTCTCTTAGCCATAATGCCGCCTCTTTATTATTAAACGTATCGACACATACGCCACCTTTCGATAGCGCATGTAACTATATGTCTAGCTTTACTATGGACCAGCTACTACAACTGGCTTAGTAACCTGCACATCGGTGATACCGTAGTCTTTCCCCGACTTGGCAGGGTCGGTCATCTGTGCGACTAGCAAGGTTGATTTGCTTGTGTCCTTGTAATCTCTTTCGCTTGGAAAGGTTACTTTAACGTCATACTCAACTAAATCTTTTGGCAATCCCATGATTTACCCCTTATATATTGGTGATTAAGAAACGGATGCTGGTCTGATTTGCATCACCAGTTAGCGCCCAGTTTTCTTTCTTCTGCAAGTCAGTCCATGATGCACTGATAGCCTCACGCGCTGTACCACCTGTTAAGGTAGATTCTTCTGCGATGAAGTCAAAGCCTTGCGGTTGAATCAACATATCGCGGCGTGTCCACAATGCAGTATGACCTGAACCGTTACCAGTAGCAGCAGTACGCTCAAGCTCTAAGTCTTCTGGGCCAGCAACAGAACCAACGGCAAACGAACCTGCGCCTAGCAAGTAAGTAATATACTGAGCACTTGCGCCTGTACCAACAATGGTTTGCACGTCATCTTCGATAATCAAACGACCATTGTAGTATTCAAGTGGTGGCAGATTTGCACTGGTAGCAGCGCGCTCAAGCAACTGCTGCATACGCATCTTAGCGGCAATCTTGCTATGAACAACCATTGAGCCACGACCGCGATTGTTTTTGTGCATCAATGATTCAGCATCGATAAACTGATTCACATCAAACTGGTTTGCAGCTGCCGGTGCCGATGTCTTAGACACATCAAGCACAAACTGCTCTTTAAGACCTGCATTGTTCATCACAAGGTTTTTAAGACCAAACACAGTAGCTACAGCGCGATGCTCTGCTTGTTGCTGCCAGTAGGTGTTAATCATACCCTGCATCATCTGCAATGGTGACACGCCTAACAAATGACGTTCTAGCGTTGATTCTAAAAAGCCCTCGTTCAACCAAGCAGCACGCGCCTTGCTCTTACGACCTGTAATCTGACGAGGTGACGCAACATCAGTGTAAATCGTGTTGCTGTAATTAGCCTCAAGCGCCATGTCGATAGGCGTAACGTGCGGAATACTAAACTCAATATCGCCACCGCGTAACTTAGCCTCAATAGCCGCATCAGTAACAAAAGCGCCTGATTGCAGCATTGGTGATTCAAGTAACGGTTCATCTGTACGATATGACAGCATCACATCACGGTTAAAAACTTCTCTTAATGCAGCCATTAGCTACTCCTAAGTAAATAATTTTCTGAATAATTCAGGGTTAGTTTGTGCAAGCTCGATACGATCAGCTTCGCTCATATCTGTTGCTTTAGTAATTTGTCCGGCGCTGCCGTTTGCACCATTAGCTCCGCTACCTGATGCGCCATTTGCAGCAATTAATGGCTTAAACGCCTCATTACTACGAAATTCTTGTTTTAAATCATCGAGCGTCATGCCTGTTTTGTTGCCGTTCAGGTCGAGCACTCGTATCTTTTGCTGACCATCTTCGGCTTGTTCTAATGACAATCGGTTCTGAATATGTGGCAGTAAAGCAATAGCCGAACCTTTAATCGATAGCTCATTCGCTAGACTGTTCGCTGCTTGCCCTACTGTTAAATCGTAAATCTGTTTTTGCAGTGTTGACACTTTGCCTGTACTCTCATCGTTGAGCTTTCTAATCTGCTCTTGGTACGACTTATCGATAGCCTCAATATCGCCCTTTGCTCTAGCATTTTCGTTAGCAGCTTCTTTTTGTGCTGCCTCTAACGCATTGGCTCTATCCTCTGCCGCCTTGCGTAATTCTCGCTCACGCTTAGTCTCACCTAACAATTCATCGGTCTTAGCTTTTAAGCCGTCCGTATCGGGTGCATCGGTGTCTAGTCGATAATTACCATCGTCTTGCTTGACGTAGAATGGCTGTAAAGCAGCGTCTAGGCTGTCATGTGCTGCTGCGTCTAATCTAAATGCTAAAGTCATAAGGCTCTGCCTGTGTTGTTGATGCTCTGCATCGGTTGAATTTTAGGTGTAAAAAAACCACTCGATTGAGTGGCTGTTAATTAATTCATCTTTACTTATACGGCTGTTACGAATGGCAACCATATAGCGCCAACATCTTTTTTGGTAGCTATAAGTTTATCCCAGTGATTCCAATGCGCCTTAAATGAGCTACGATGAAAGTGCAACTCTTTCTTTTTATCAAAAGTCTTTACCGGAACGCCTAGGCAGAATACTGTAAATTTTAGCGTGTAAACATCTTCATTCCTAACACTAATAAGAGAGCTTTTATAGCTAGATAGCTGCGTACTCGTTATTGCGCTAAAAATTAAAAACACTAGTTTTATAAAAAATCTTTTCATAACCCCGCCTTTTTAAATGCCATCGGTTCGCGCTCTCGCATTTCTGCAAGCGTCAACGGCTTAAAGTTTTTATCTAATTGAAGTTGGGCGAACTTGTCAGCGCTTAAGCCACCTGAGCGCAATAGCTTGCCCCTTGTTGGACCCAATATATCGTCTTGAAACTCCACCGGCTGTTTTTTCATCCAGCCATAGTAAGACTCGTTATCGACTGGACCATCTTTACTGGCTCGCTTGTCAATATTGCCACGACCTGCGTACTGGTCTTTAAGCACAATTAAGACTGTACTACGACAATTATGATGAAGTGGCGGCCTTGGTCCTTTACCAAGCTCAAATATTTGCTGATCCAAACTGCGACACCGTGAGCTGGTACGACCATCAAGCGTAGATAACCACTGCTCACCCTTAATAATGTCCTCATTATCACGAGCAAACTCAGCTTTACCCTGCATGGCTGCGTGTTGCACAGTCGTCCGTACAATCGTTTTAGCTTGTCTTGCTGTGACTTCCATCAAGCCGTCTTTATAGCCGTTCTTGCGTGTGCCTCGTATCATCTGCACGATTTGGTGATTGGTCTTGCCCTCATACCTTGCTAAGCGGATATGATTGATGTATTTATTTGACTCATTGTTAGCGAGCTCATCAAATAAATCAGTGATTGTCTTACCTTCACTGCCAGCAACAGCCAATGGTGTTTTAGTCACCAGTTTTTCGAGTACCTTGGCTTTTTCAGCGACCTTGATACCTGATGCCAGTTTAAAACCATCAAATGCGCTGTCTATGCTCTTAGCCTCAAAAGCATAGCTGTCTGCTGCTACATCGACCAGCGTGACCTTGACTGTGTCTGTGTAAGCGATAAGCTCAGCTTGTACGCCCTGCTTAATCTCAGTCACAATGCCGTTAAACGACTTGATAGTAAGCTCGGTCAGCTCATCATCAAGCAGCTTTTCTTTGATCAACTTATCGATAGCCTTGATGTGTGGCGCTAGTCTGTCAATCTCAGATTGTTTTAAGCTCTCAAGGTAGATAAGCCGTCTAATTGTCTGGTTAAGATATTGCTCATTCATCACCAAAAGCCTTAGCCACAGGACTTGGCGGCTCACTATCAACTAGATCAACAATCTCATCGTCTTTAAGCTCAGGGTCAATCAGGTTGTATCGACGCATGTAGTTGTAAGCCACTGACTTAGGCGCTAAACCACATTGAATCCATGCTGCGATATTGGTCATGATTGCCGTATCAGGCGCTGCCATCGTAAAGTCTTGCTTGGCTTTGAATAGATACTCACCATCTTTAATCACGGTGTCGATACCCATGTACTCATAGGCCATCAGTAGCGCGTCTTGCATCGCTTCATTAAGATTGGCAATACACATACTTGCTGTACTGTTCTGTACACCTGACTCATGATTTGACTGAGTAGCGGTCTTTTGTACTGTCTGCGCCTCTGACAGCTTGGCGCCCAATGCTTGCATGATGAGGTATTTTTTCTCCATCGCCTCACCAGCCAGACCATTCGGCTCAGCTTGGGCAAAACCAAACTTGCCGTTTTCCTCAAGCATGATCATAGCGCCTGAGCCAATACGTATTTTCTGACTCTCTAACGCCTTCATACGTTGTTCAGATACGCCTGACATCCACGGCTGAACCTGACCACAGATAAATGCGCTTTGCTCATAGTCAGCACTGTTGCGATAGTGCGCCAGATTCATCTTAGCCAACGACTCAAGCGGGATATTTTGTTCACACCAGTCGTTAGCATCTGAACCGCCAATGACAAACGGTATTCTGTTCCACTTATCGCTCTTACTGCGAGTTGGATAGATCCGGTCTTGATGCAGTACAAAATCCTCTTTGTTGTCAGCTATGGTACCGTCATTCTTACGCCACACTTCAGCAAAGTAGCCTATCTCATCTAAACCAAGATAACGCCACTGCTCGATTTGCTTACTAGCGAATAAATCATCAGGATCAGTCTCATACACTGTCTCATGCAGCACAATCAGCGTAGTAACTGTCTGTCCACCAATGACAGTCGTACGCCAGTTAATAATGCTCTCAGGGCTGTAATAGTTGATCGTTGGACGTAATGATTTACGCTCAACATCCGCTTGGCTGACCTCGCCGTCAGTAGCAGGATAATCCACAAAAAAGCCAAAGCGCCCACGTTCTAACTGTGCTCCAAACGCTTTCTGTGCTATCTGATAGATTGATAAGCCTGCGCCATTGGCATCACGTTTCATGTAATCAAGCTGCTTATCGACGTTAAGTACCGGATCATCTTTAAAAGCCTGACCTGTGTACTTGTCTAACGTGTCTTTTGTGACCTCAACGAATACAGCACGGTCTTTGTAATTGTCATAGCGCGCCAATGCTTCCGCGGTGCGAATGTCCTTATTTGGCATTGGTAAGTAACGCTCACCAGCCTTTTTAATCGCATCCTCACCATTGCACACGTCTGTCATGCGACGCCAGCGAGGCGCAAGGCTATCGTATTGTGGGTGTGTTGTATTGATTGGCATGTTAAAGACTCATAGTTAGTGTTGATGATACAACTGGTTTCGGCTTAGTCTCATAGACTCCAAATGTTCTAAACGCATCAGCGTAATCACTTGCCCAGTCATGTAGTGGCTTATCCTTCCACATGCCATTATTGCTATCCCATTGCTTTTGGTATGACTCTAAGGCGGCTAATCCGTCCTCACAATCAACGCTATCAAACTCGCATAATGGCAATATATCCCTCACGGTCTGGATATCAGCGCTCACATTTGTAGTTCTCGGCACCGTTTCAAAGTTGACGCTGTAAACCTCACCATCAATCAAATAACCATCACGTGCCAATTGTTTAAGTGATTTAGCATCTTTTGCGCCCAAGCTCCGATTCTCAATATCATGAGGTGCTACATGGCGCTCAAATGTGTAACCAGTATCTTTTAGAACCTTAAAGTAATGATTAAGTCCTTCACCTGAATTGCTGTAGGATTTTATAACTTGATAGCGTTCACCAACCTTGCGGACAAACCATATTGTTGTGCTATCACCCACACCCAAATCCCAGTAGGTGCTAACTGGTAAATGATCGTTACTTGGTAGCGGACTATCAATCAAGCCTTTGGCGTAAAGGTCTGCAAATTGCTTACTGTAGTAAGCACCAGCGATTGCTTGTTCAAACGCCTCTTTTGGCAAGCTTGGATACTCACGCTTCATGTCAGCGCCCAAACGCTTCTCTTTTGAGTGGTACCAGCTCTTTTGTTCGTCTGTCAGCTTTATGCCGTGTTTATGCTCCAAGGTTTTGAAATATTCAACTAGGCGTTCAGGTAGCTTTTGAGGATTTAGGACATACTCATCCATCTGCCACCAAGCAAAGAAGAAGAAACGCCAATCGCCAGCACCAAGATCTTTGCCTGACAATGCTAGTTTTTCCGCTTCTTGCGAGTATTCAAAGAAGTAACCTTGTCTGCCTTCTGCTGTGCTTTCTAATGTCGTATAACCACCTGCTGCCACTGCTTCAAAAGCCCCAGTGACAATCTCACGTGCTTTCTCAGGCTGCTTAGCACATATCTTGCCAAACTCGCTAACGTGCAACCACTGCAACGTACCACCACGGAATGACGTACTGACCGTGACTGACCCGCCTTTGGTAAAGACGTACTCATCAGTGTTGTTGACCAACAACGGGTTAGCAGCACGAATTAGCATTGGTAAGTTATCGTATGCGTACTTAACCTTGTTTCTAAACAATCGCTGTGCGTCGGGTTTGGTATGAGCAATCAAAGCGCAAGCTGAACCCTCAAACAAAGCAGCATCTAACTGAATGATACAAACCTCAGTCGTAAAACCAAGCTGCCTTGCTTTCAAAATAATGTTGAAATAATGCAGGTTCTCAAAATAGAAAAGCTGCTCAGGCGTCATCTTGAATTTTACTTTCTTACCGTTCTTATCTTTGATCCAGTAGAGATTATTTAGTCGCCATAGCTTGTTTTTGAACTTAGCTTTATATTCAGGTTTCATCGCCTAGCTCGTCCATCAATTGCGACATTGATTCGATGGCTAACCCACCGCTAACTTCCACCTTGTCCTTAAACATACCTAGATGCCTACCAATATCGACTAGCGCTTGGCGCTTATCAAGTAACTTAAACTTAGTCCTTTCAATATCGGGTACGCCTTCTCTGCCGCTCACCGTTTCAGTTTGATACTCGCTAATAGCTGCTGCCTGGTCTCTGGTGAGCTTGCTCATATCAATATGCATTTCGCCATTATGAGGAGTCATGTAATCCAGCATGTTTGCAAAACCAATTTTCGCCAATTCTTGTAAAACCATGTCTTGAGTGATTTCGGTTCGCTGTGAGCGCTTAGATTGAGCTTTTGCAATAGCTTCCGACACTTTAGTATTTTTTAGTATTTTATCTGCGTTTGTGCCCGCATATCTTTCTTTGTATCCAGCCCTAATAGCTGCTTGCGTAGCATTAAGATCAATCAAGTATTCTTCAACAAATCGCGCTTGCTTAGCGGTAAGCTTTTTGTCGGACATGCTCACCTCCAATCAGCGTGCATAAAAAAAAGCTCACCGAAGTGAGCCAAGCAGTGTTATCAAATCGCATCCTCATCACATGCAAATAATATGGTGATTGATAACTCATCGTATGTCGCAGTCGTCATCTGCTAGCAGTTGTCTCTATGGCATGTGCTACCAGTGGCTAAACCTGGCAGGCAGTACGTGAGTGCTTTAATTTAGGCGCATGTCAAAGCCTTTACTTATCTACATATAAACCTCTGAAATTGGCGACAGTGCGTCTCACTGCCAGTCTTAAAAAAAGTGCCTCGTCCAATCAAGGGAGGCAAAATGGTTAATTACATAACTCAATCTTATCTACAAAACCTTGAGCGCCTTCGACACCCCTATTGGCTCGATTCTTTAGAAACTGTAGCCAATAACTCTTAGCGCACGACTCCTTTACCTCATGATAATAATCATAAGCCTGTTGGTTAGTCAGCTCGCACATAGCAATCCCTTGCTAAATTTTGGACGTAAAAAAGCCCGTTGCGGGAATATCCATAACGGGCAAATCATAGGCACAAAAAAAGGCGGTTAGAATTAACTAAACGCCTTAAATTTACTGGCTCATCACATAAAATGCGGAGCATAAAAGGATATTACCCTATGCTGTAATACAAAGTCAAGACATTAATCTACCATCAATAAAACCCATACCACGCTCTAATATTACCTGAACTCTTACATGGGTTATTTTCTTTCCTAGCTCTTTGGTTAGCTCATTTGCGATAAAACGAAGTGATTCATCATAACGAAAGTATCTGACAAGCACTGGATACATCAACACACAGATAAGCAAATTATCATCATCAAGCTCATGCTCCAACATATGTCCTAATGCGACGTCTAATCGCGCTGAGTAGCGTTTAAGTGTCGCCATAGCGCCTTCTACCTTTAATGCTTCTTCATCGCTTATGTGCTCAAATGCTTCGTATCTAGCATAGCGTTTTGTTTCACTGTCACAGACTGGTGCGCAATTGATAAGTGCCTGCGCTGGACTTGAGCAACCACCAGTATTACCCATGTCACGAGTCCAAGCGCCCCATGCTGCCAGCTTTACTTTTACGTCCCTATCGATTACGTCACTCATTAGTAATAATCCTCATCATGCCATAAAGGTTTTTTGTCTTCATCAGGTGCGCAAGCAGGGCATAAGCCGTATGTAAAATAACTTTCTTTGCCGTACCAACCGCATGAGCTGCAATCCTCCATGCCTTCAGGCATAATTTCGCCGCCATATTTCGCTTTGCTTGCTGCGTATGAATTAATCATCACCCTGTACCTCATATTTGAGCTGCTCAATAGCCGCATCTTTTAGGTAACCCTTTAGTACTTCATCTGAGGCATTGCCGCTATAACCAATCACCACATCGCTATCAAAGGTTATAATCACTTTACCTTTGACCATTCCGCCAACTCTAGCCAACCCACTTACTTCCGCCGTTACTTCGCTCATAACTCAATCCTCAATTTATTTTATAGATATACTTTTCTATACGTTAAAAGTCTCGAACATCCCAACCACCGCCATTCCTTTTGGTCTGTTTCATGATTGCGATGAACTTGAACGGGAACTTGTCAGCAGCGACTTTAATCTTTACTAAAGCATCATCAGTCCATTGACCTTTCACTTCATGTATCTCTAGCTGACCATCTGAGCGCATCACCAAGAAATCAGGCTTATAAAACGTGTTATCTGCTAACCGTAGGTTGATGCCGTCGAAAGAGTAATAAGAAATCTCACCTGCGCGGCGCTGCATCTCCAAATGATGAGCATAGGCTTTTTCAATATTGTTCATCTTCCCTGATTTCATGCGACCTAATGCTTGTACGTTCTTGTTCATCATTCACCGCCTTGTAATTCGTTAAACGTTAGCTTCATAGCTTGAATGGTTTTGTAGAGATAGCTTGCTTTCGCCTCTGCTGCGAATCGCGCATCACGCTCTTCTTCGTATGCTTGCCCTAGTTTCTGCAAGTCCTCACCATTCCATTTACGTTCCTGCGCTCTCGCCTTACTACGTGCTTTTTTGGCTGCCAAACGCACTTGTTTATGCTCTGACCAGTCATCTTGTGCGTAGCGTCTCACCGCGTCACGAAACGCTTTAGCATCATCAACAAACGTAATGCAAACACCCAACATGGCAAAACAGGTGTAATTATTAGGACCCCCTGTCACGCTTTGACTTGCAAATCTTTTGAATCGTGGAAATATCGCGCTTGTCGTTTCAATAATCAACATCACTTACCATCCTTTAAATTAATATCACCATATTCATGTTTAAACGCTGACCCGTCGCTATTGAATTTCACATACTCGTCATGGAACGGATCCCCATCAACCACTCTCAATCTGCCCGACCAGCCTCGAAACACATTCTCTTTGGGGTGATAGGCAGTTTGCAGACCTGCGACGCTGTACCCTTTTGTGGTTTTCATAGCCACTCGCCAATGAGATAAACTAAGATTAGAAATACCGGTAACGCCAAAACATAGGTGCTTGCTGCCTTGTGATACCACTTGACCCTAAACACATATCCCTTACGTCTGTTGTGAGCCATACGACCTATTGGATAAGCCAAAAGCAATGAGCAAAGAAAGTAGGTAACCATCAGCACTATGACTAGATTATTGATGCTCATACCGTCTCCTGCATTTGATTTAACAACCTGTCGTAAGTTTCATCCTGCATTTCGCCTGGCATATGCTGTTGGCTGATATGATCGTATGTCTGCTGCACACTCATACCGGGCAATGGCTCTTTCCAAAGACCATTGACCATGACCGATGTACTGGGGTTTGGCTTAGCTTGAGTTGCTGGTTTGCTGTGACTAGGGTGGTAAACGGAAGGTAAGTCACTGTCATGGCTTTCTGATTTGCTAGCAGTCGTACCGCTCCAATCTTCATTGTCGATGTTGAATCTAGCTGGCTGTGACTGAGATTTGATTTTCTGCTGACGGATGTAATCACGTTTGATCCATTCTGTGAGCATGTCTTTGCGTCTGCCTTCGGTTCTGATGTACGAGCCTTCAATCTCTTTCTCAGCGTAGTAGTTTTTGAATTTAACCAACTGGTGATCGTAGTCTGCTTGACTGATGGCTGGTACTGGTGGAGCTCCTAAAATGAGCATTGCATTAATTTCAGTAAGCTCTGGATGAATCCAATCTGCAATCGAATCAATCACCGAAAAATCACTCGCGCTATTATTATTACTATTCTTTGGTTCTTGGTTTATGGTTAATGGTTCATGGTTTATGGTTATAGCGTCTTTTTTCGCGTTAGTATCGTTAGTCGTTTCGTTAGTATCAGCGTTAGTGCCGTTAGTGTTAGTTACTTCGTTAGTGTTTTTGCTAACATCATCATTATTAAAATTATCAGCATATAACTCTCTAAGCTTTGCTATGCTTGTCCTGAGGGTTACTGATTTTCCGATACTCTTAAGGCTATCAACCATATGTTTACGCTCTGCTGTAGATTTCGCTTGTCGTTCTGCGTTAGTAAGGGCGTTAGTTCTTTCGTTAGTATCGTTAGTCGTTTCGTTAGTATCAGCGTTAGTGCCGTTAGTAATGCGCGTTAGTTTGTCATGACCAAAGCTTTTTATATAAAGCTCTCTGATAGCGACGGTGCCCGTATCTGCCTGAATAGCTTCACCATTGGCTTTTAATCGCTTGGCCATATCTCCTACAGCCGTTACCACCTCTTGATACTTGTAATCTTTGATGATCTTGTCCCATGCTGCACACTTATAAAACTTACCTGTCTTTTTGAATTTGTCTTTTAGCACAAACGCTAACGCTTGCTTTTCGTCTTCGTTAGTAACTAACGTTCTGCGCTCAAGTAATTTCATGTCGCTAGCATCAATTGCTTTCTCAGTAGAGAAATAAAGAGACCGCAAATCAAGATAAATGGTTTTCTCGATGCGGTTCATGTGTTTGGTATCAAAATCCCAATCTGTGAAGTTGTGATTGATGTAGTGCATTACACTGCTCCTTTACACTTCTAGCTTTAGCTGTTCTGAAACATAAGCCTTAATCAACCCATCAGAATCCTCAAACCATTCGCCATGCTTTCTGTATTTAGAGAATTTCTTATGAAGTTTTCTTTCTACGTCTTTGTTGAGCACAAGTAAAACCTCTAGCTCAACACCTGAACCGCACTGAACGGCTTGTTTTCGGGTCTTTACATCCACAGATCGACCTATTTTCACCAGTCCTGTTAATGGGTTTTTGAAAAAGTAGGTTAATATATTCTTTTCGCCAAACTGCTCTCTACGAATGCTTGCCATGGATGGAATAATCATGTAGCCCTCGTAATAAACAAACATTGATAAAAGACTGTTTGCAGTATCGATGATCGATGGATAACACTTAAAACTCTTCATCATCAATTTTAAGTTAGCTTTTGCAATCGCCATTTGATGGCAGGCACTATCCATGGACTCTCTGTAATTTTCGGGATTGTCGATAAAGGAGTCTGTGATGTCCTGCGCCTCTTGATATCTAGCCATGGTGTAATTTATAGAGTGCATAGCTACCTCCATCGCTCTTATCTCAGATACAGATCCCGATTCAATATCAGAAACCAAAGCATCCAACCCGTTGTCTAACTTTGATATATCTAAAAAAGACAGTCCGATTAACTTATGACTATCTCTTACACTTGTTTGCGCTAATTCTGTATTCATGGTTTAATATCCTTGTTAGGTTAGTAAGTAGCGCTTTATCAGTTCGCCCTGATAAGGCGTTTTTTATTGCCTAAATTAAGCACTTGGCTTTCTCTTTGTTCTATTACCCCGACCATTGAAAATAAATACCTTACCCGTGTTGACCGCCTCTCTAACGCCATGCTGCTTGATGTATTCATCGATAGCGGCTTGGTCTGCACTGACTCGCGCATAACTTGAATGCGCTGGGATAATTAGCTTTTTAATACCTGCGTTACGTGCTCTCATGGCTTACCTGCAAAATGAAATATCGTGTAGATGACAATCATCGCCAAAGTCATGTGAGTTATAAAACGCATAACACCACGCCAAAAAATTCTATTCGCATCTTTCGACGCTTCTTCCTCTCTGCGTATCGCTTCACGATTAACAGCTCGCAAGTCGCTTTGTCTTGTTTGCGCTAAATCCTGCTCTAAGGCTAAACTGGCTTGACGCTCGTTCCATAGCTCACATGGGAAGGGTTTCTGATCAGTTGAGTTCATAAAGCACCTCTTGGCTGATACGTACCTTCAGCTATTTGCATAGCAGCATCAGCATGTAAAAAATCATCAACATCTAATGACCGATTCATTCCAAGCTTTGCCATTCCATACAACCAGCTCACATGCTCACGGTCGTAGCATTGCATATCCTTACTAACTACTTTTAAGCCACAAGAAGCCAAGAGATGACAAAGACGCTCTATGTCGCTGTGCTTTGCTGTGCCCTGTATTGACTTCATTTTTGTGATAGCAGTTGTGTCGATACCGATGCAGTTAGCTACAGTTTGTTGCCCGGTAGTATCAATTGCTTGCAGGATTTGAGATTGCATATTGCAAGACCATGCAAGCTGCTCACGCGATAATTTACCTGTAGATTTGGTGGTCATGATTAAGCTTCCTCTGTTAATTGAGCTAGTTTCCGCTGTTCACGCTCATAGACCCAATTAACATCAGGGCGTAACTGTTCAGCGGTGACTTGACTATTAGTTAAGTCCTGGATGTCTAAGCACCGATCTTTAGGTGGACGATTTACGTTCCACTTGTAGACAGCCCAAGGCGTGATGTTAAGCGCATAAGCAAGCTGGGCAGGATTGCCAAAAATATCGAAAGCTTGCTCTAAAGGGGTTTTTGAAATCATATTTAGCTCCTTAATACTACTTTAAGTAGTAACTATACTACTTTTAATAGTGGTGACGCAAGAGCTCTTATAACTTAGAATGTAATTTACTACTGGAGGTAGCAGGAAATGAGTGAGCTAGAAGTCAAACATCCGGATTTTGCGAAAAGACTTAATGAGTTGATGGGCGAGAAAAATGTAGATAGGAATTCGTTAAGCCGAAAAACTGGCATCAGCTACGAGATGATTAGACGCTATTGCGAGGGCTTTGCTAAACCTAGAAGCAAGGGTTTAAAAAATATAAGCGACGCCTTAGGCACATCCTCTGGATACCTTGATTACGGTGAGGCACCAGCAGAGACTCCGACGGTCAGCGACCTAAGAGCTAAAATCAAAACTATGCAAAGTAGTAGTGCTCCAAACACGTCAAACACTAGTGACCCTGAAGGCACGAAAAGAGTTCCTGTTGATTATGGAATGGACGGTTATGTGCCTGTAATTAGCTGGGTAGCAGCAGGTAATTTTTCTGATGTTATGCCTGTAACGATAGACGATGTGATTGATTGGATACCACGACCACAACACCTCTCTAAACGCGCGTTTGGATTGATTATTCAAGGGCGCAGCATGTGGCCTGAATTTAAACCCGATGAGATTATTTATGTAGAGCCCGAAATATCGCCATGGGATTTGAAAGATGGGGACTTAGTGGTTATACACTGCAATGATGATAAGCAAGCCACGTTTAAGCAATTAATGATGGGCGATAACCCTGAAGACATGTACTTAAAACCTCTTAATCCAGACTGGCCTGATCAGAAGATAGTGCCCATGGGTGAATGCATGCTTGTTGGCATCGTTGACAGCAAAGTAACTAGGTATAGGTAATAAATATGAAGCCATACGAATATTACTGGATCTGCCACTTCTTAAAACACGCTACGACAGTCGATGAGCTACCATTGGGTTGGTGCGTGTATCGTGAGGCATTAGATTTCGAATAACCAATACAAGGATGTAATCATGCATAAACTAATACTAGCCGCGGCGCTATCTCTGTTCGCAATGTCATCCAATGCTGGAGTCACAACGGTAGACAATCCATTTCAAGGTAATTCTGTTCTGAAGGAATCTGTCGAGGTTGATCACCCACTATTTGCCAAAGGTTCTGGTGGTTCGCAATGTAAAGGTCTGCCTAGCACTTGTGGCCAGATGGCTAATTGTGAGCAGGCTAAACAAGCGCTTAAGTGTGGTAACACTCGACTAGACCGAGACAAGGACGGAGTACCATGCGAATCAATTTGCCCGGGTGGTTAATTAGCATAGTTGTCTTATCGTTAGCTGCGTGCACTCCTGTACAGGACGAAAGAGATAAGTTTGTTTCTGGCTTTGTTACGGTGCATGAAATGTTCTGGTTCGCTGATCATGATAGCCCCTACCCATTCACAACATCAGGTGAAATATCCTGTGTCTATTACCCTGATTTTGGCATTGAGGTGTATTTTGAACCTGCAGGCTATATTGATGAGTCCTCTATTGGTACTCCGCTGAATAAGGCGGCTGCAGAGTCTCTAAAGCAAGCAGGTCTGACTCCAAACGTGCCTTATAGCATTAAGAAGGGTGCGGACTTGAGTGAGGCTAGAGAGATTGGTTTGAAGTCGTGTGGTGAGCAGATGGGATAAGTTTGGTTGTTAAGAAGGATCAAAGATAATAAAAAAGGCATTACGTGAATGGATCACGAATGCCTGTTTATGTACTTGATAAAATTGTTCAAAACGGGAAGTCTAAATTGCCATTTTTCATAAAGAACTCTATACGCTCTTTGCAGTCTTGGAAATGCTGCTCTGCTGAAATCGCATCATAATCCTTGATATGCAAATGCATTTTATAATCTGATATTTTACGAAGCTTATGGTACTTTTTCAAAACCTTACCTACGTACTTTAGGTTAGCAACTTCTGACCTAATCAGACTTTCGTATATTTTTTCATGAGACCCATAACCTTTGTCATCCAAACATTCAGAATATAAAGTTAACTTATACTTGGCACCACCATCGAAAAGCTTACATGCATATAAGAATGACGCATAATATCCTCTGCTTATTAAAAGCCGATTATAGGCCTCTTTGGGGGTAAACTTGTTCTTTTCTATCTCATACTTCTGAGTATATATATCTTCAATCGTGACCGGCATCTATAGCACCATATCTTCATTTTCTTCTAGCCATGTGTCGGTGCAAGGATTATCTCCCTCTTGTTCCGCATCTAAACTTTTATAATACACAAGAAATTTACTTAGGATATCATCACGGCCTGTTTCTACTGCATAATCTACTAGTGTACGCTCAAACTGATTAGTTAGTGACACAGCTTCTTTCAAAGAGGTATTTACAAGTATATCTATTGTCAGATACTCTTCGTCATCATCCCCCATAGAACATCTAATATTAAGCGTGCCGTACAGGTTTCTCTTATGAAAACCATATAAAAGGTCAAAAAATTCTGAATAAGTAGCCTTATCTATGCCAATAGATGCTAAGTCATCTATCATACCAGCCCAATACTCAGTACCCATATATATAGACTCCAATTCCTGCTTAGTTTCTTTTGAAAGTACGTCTTTATGACGTATCCGCTCATAATACTTTCTAAGACTTGTAAATTCTAGATTCCTCAAACTACAAATATATAAGTTGAGAAGAAGGCTATAGTTTCTGCCGCCGTTTTCAAAATAATCTTCTATAAATTTTTGGGCATCATCAAAACGGCAGACGCCAACTAAAATATTATTATATTCAGCAAGGTAACTAGGGTCGCTCGGTTTAAGGTTAATAGCTTTCGAATACAATGCCTCAGCCTCACGCATGTTACCTTTAGCCGCAGATATAATAGCTAAGGCAATATAATAAGCAATATAATCATTAGCCGTAAAATTAGAGCTTTTCATATTCTTGACTTGTGTCTCAAAGCGCCGCAGGGAGATATCTTTTAAATTAACCAATCCCGAATCACGGTTTGCAAGATACTTATCAATCACTTGAGATTTAATGTCATTAATTGCCTGTACCTTAGACTGCGCATTAATTGTCGACATAATTCACCCTATTGCGTTTATATTTCTTTGTATGTATTTAGGATACGAAGAAACGCCCATAAGGGCAGTTATCTTGCTTTAATTAGCTTTAATTAGCTTTAATTAGCTTTAATTAGCAAATAGTAGCACCTAAAAGCGCTTTATTCAATTCATGAAGCACTTATTTTTATATGTGTCAACCCTATATTTTTCAAGAACTATATATTAATAACAGTCTATCGCCTAACGCATTGAACCAAAAAACCCGCCTCTCAGCGGGTTTTAGTGTAGTGGTCAACCAATTTAAGGCTACACTCAAAGAAGAGCGCTAAACCATCCTAAGAACTATGCTACCAAAACTGGATATCTATGGCATTGGAATGCTATGAAAAAACATCATTTAGATCTTCTGGTACGGTATAACCAAATGCATCAGCAGCCTCTCTAATGAATTTTGCGCACGCTGGGGTCGCAAATAAAGCATTTAGAGTAATAGTTGAGGCTGTAATAGCGCCTCCACATATTGCTCCAGTAACTCCAATCTTTACATAGCCCAACCGTGTATCTCTTTGGAATTTCTTTAATGCTGGATCTAAGGCAAGCATGGTTGCTGTAGCAGCTACTGGATCTAAACTTTTTCCACTTTGATACACTTTAGTAATAAGTTCAGGCCAGTTTTTTGCTAGGAGCTCTATCGTATCTGCGTTTAGCTCCCCAAGACTTAAGACCATAGATGAATAAGGACTGGTAGGACTTTCATATATTGCCAAAAAAGGCGACCTACCAGTATCCTTGCCATCAAGAATAAATTCTAACTCTTGTGATGAACTGGCATAGTCATAGCCATAGCCATTTTCATTGCTAATAAGATCTTTACAGTCTTTAGAGAACTGTGGTGCATTTATTTTATTTGATCCATTAATGGGCATAAAAGTAATAACTTCATTATCTCTATTTTGCTGTGAACCCTGTGAAGTTCCAGGAGTAGCCATCGGTAAGGTCATAAAGCCCTCGCAGAGGGTTATATTCTTTTTCCTAACAGTCCATTCTCTAGGTCTTGTTATATCAGTTGGCTTTAATAAAATGACTGCTCGAGGGTTAATATCACCGATTGGTTTAATTGAAAATATTTTCTTATCAGGTAAGTTGTTGGTAGTTCTTTTCTTAGAAGCAACTTCCTTAGCAACCTTAACTAAAGCGTTCTGATAATTAGCGTTAACTTCTTTAGAGTAATTATTTGAATCCATAATGAAATCGCGTGTCATTGAAAGACCTAGAAGATGCGATCCATCACCTACTTCTTTGATAGCATCAACATTAGGGGCAACTGTGGCACAACCATATAATGCAATGGTTATAGCGATCAAAGAAAGAGATAGTTTAATATTCATGGAACACTCCTTGTTCGATATTTAGTGACAATACCTAAGTATTTATCAGCCAGATTTTTAAGCCAAAGATAGTTAGGCGGCAAATTATCAGAGTAATAAATAATACCTACAATAAGTTATTATATTCATTTTATTGAATATTACAATCCTATAATCTGTCTTTATTTAACTATAGAAACAGGGCTAGGTGTTCAAAATAATTTTTAATTAGACATTCATTAGACCCTTGTTAATCTCCGCCCTACGCAACAATAGAAAACCGCCAATTAAGGCGGTTTTCTATTGTTTATTTATCAACCAAAGTCTAGCTAGTACAAACTTTCTTAGACTGACTAATCTTGCCATTCTTACAAACAAACTTACCATCTTTGCAATGCGATACACCGCCCATACTCTTAGAGCAAGGATAATTCTGAGCATTCGCCTGTACGACTGGCGACATCATAAACATAGAGATAAGAAGCGCTGACCAAGTTTTCATAAGCAACCTTAGAGTTAGATGATGTAAGTTCAGAATATAGCACTGCCTTCTATCATCAGCAATAACTATCTTACTAATGTTTATTATCTAAAATCCTGCCTCAATATATGTTAATGCTCTTATCTTAATTGCTACTGCACATGACCAAGCCATACCACCTGTACAATAAAACATGCCATTTTCAAAAGACTCGATACGAGCTGTAAAATCATTGTTAGATAAATTGGACATAGCCTCTTGATCAGAACTATCGTCTACTGCACACCATATCTCTTGATGACCTGCGTCCAACATTGAACGAGTCAATTCACTACCTTTGAGCATTATATCCACACTAAACCTCTCTAATATCTACTCTATGCTGCATATTAGCATAACTATATTCACTCACGTCAATATAACTATGAAATTTAGTTAGGTTATTATGAACCAGTGAAAACTCTGTGATTCAAAGTGGCAGTAGCTCTATTCTCTATAAGCCAACCTCTTTTGGGGTTAACTCAATCTTTCTAACTGGAATAGCGAATCGCCATGAACCACCATCTTTACAGAGAAATTCGCCATCATGAAAAGACGTAATATATACCAGTAAGGAATAGTCAAATTTATCAATAACAGTCATAGCATGCCCTTCACTATCATTACTAACAGCACACCAAATATGTTTATCGCCACGCTCTAACATTATTCTAGTTAAACTACTGCCTACTAATTTAGCGCTCATTTCGAAACCTTGTATTTAATTAATCTTATATTCTACACTTTTCAGATACATTCATAAATATCGATTTAAATTTGAATTATAATATTTATAAGTTTAAATAAACAATAAATCCAACCCGCCATTGCGCGGGTTTTTTTGTGCTTGTAAATCCTTGAATTAATGGCAAATACTACTTTAAGTAGTTAGATTTACTATTTTTAGTTGCACTATACTACTTTTGGTAGTAATATTACCTCATCTGCTAGCAACGATCTAGCCGAAATTACCTAGTAGCACTAAATTTTAGACAATAAAAAGCCCTGCAATCCGACCAAAGACATACAGGGCTTTTAACTCTCAAGGAGTGAAAGGATTATGGCACAAGTAAAAGAGAAAAAGCAATATTTCGATTTAGGCAGAAAAGACGGTTACTTGATTGTAGAGCTAGACAGCAATCAAGTTCACTTCGAAGTTAAAGCCACTCTATCGGAAAAGCTACGAGACGCGCTACCAGTTTTGGTAATAGATGCAAATGGCAACGAGGTTAAGTACCAACACAAGCCACATCACAATGATTTGATTATGAGCGCCTTTGTTGAGTTGGTTAATCAGTCTTATTGGCAACGTACTCAGAGCCAACCAGTGCAGGAACGCAAGCCTTACTTAGACAAGGTTATCGATAAAGCAAGACATCAAGCATGGCTTAGCAATGACTGGGAAAACGATATGCGTAACGAAGCCACAATGTGGGGAGGCGCTTAATATGAAAACTTGGGAATTACTCTACGTTATAGACGGCGCTTATGTCAGCGAACGCATCCAAGGCGCGACCAAAATGGCGGCGCGAAGTGTGATTGTTCAGCGCTACAAGCGTCAAATCAACTTTAAGTCTGTGTTGGAGGTGGCCAATGTTTAAGACTGCAATCATCACCCTCTTAGCGCCAATGCTAGTAACTGGCTGTGCCCTTGACGTTGAGCGTCAGAACGAGAGAAATGCCAATGCGCTGCACAGATTAGAAGTGTCGCTTGCTACTGATAAGCAATACAAAGACGACGCTTACTATGCCTCTGAAGAATACCAAACGGCTAAACATGCCAACCAATTTATCGCAACAGCATACGGGAGAAAGTAATCATGGGAACCGCAATCAAATTTGAACAGCAAGATGATAACGCTATCAAGACCAGCAACCTAAGCCGCCAGGATTGGCTTGCACTACGTCAGTCTGGCATCGGTGGCAGTGACATAGCAGCCATCATCGGTGTGTCGCCCTACGCTACTGCTTACGACGTTTTTCAGAGTAAGACACAGCCTTTATCTGACGAAGACATGAACGAGTTTGCATACTGGGGCACCGTACTTGAGGACACGGTAGCGCGCGAATTTTCTAAGCGTAGTGGTCTGAAGATTCAGAACGTTAACTTCCTCATGCGTCACCCTGAGCATCGTTGGGCAATCGCCAACATCGACCGCGCCATTATCAATCCAGCTATCAAAGGCAACGTGCGCTTTAAAGACGGCAAGCTGACCACTGATCAGATTGTCGAGATTAAAACCGCATCTGAGTACGTTGGTAAAAATTGGGGCAACGAGGAAAGCGACGAAGTGCCTGACCAGTATCAATGTCAAGCTCAGTGGTACATGGGTGTAACTGATACGCAAGTTTGTCACATGGCTGTACTGATTGGTGGCAACAAATACCGTCAGTACAAGATTGAGCGTCATCAAGACTTCATTGATTACCTATTTGAAGCAGCCGAAAGCTTC